TCTGGAGGCATACCTGCGTCTGCTCCTGGCATACCGCCTGGTGCTCCACCCATGTCCATTGGCTGTGCAACTTGTTCGCCAGCTAGTCCACGACTTGCGCTGTCTGCTGTTTCACGTGCTGATGTTAGTTGAGTCATTAACTCGCCTAGCAATGGTGTCATTTGAGTCTTGAACTGTTCAGCCTTGTCTGCGCCAATTTGATCACGGATTGTGTCTAACAGTGCAGGCATTTGTTCGCTTTGCATTTTGCTGATTTTTTCTAACATGTCTTGTACAGAATCAACCATATCTTTAGCAGCAAGAATAGCTTCTGATTTAGCCATTTCGCTTTCTGCGATATACTGTGTACGATTCTCTTGCATCCAACGATGAATGCTTTCACGCACCATCATCATTTCCATGTAAGCTGGATTTTGCTCAACTGCTTCAGCGCCATGTGTGCGCTTGATCTTGCTGATGCTTTCTGTCAACCCACTAGCAATTTTATATGCTTTTTTAAATGTCAACTTGTCAAAGTCTAGAGCGTAGCCAAAGCGACTCTCAACAACTTTGTTTAGTTTTTTAGCGGTTGGCTTAGTATTCATTTCTGATAATTTCATAGTAGTCTTTCCTGTACTTTCAAATATTTAGCAGTATTTATGGTTTTTTCTAATTCTTGATTTGCAAATACCAGCTGCTGTTGGGCGTTTATATAGCGCATTTTTGCAAGATCTGCACGAAAAAAGTCCTGTTTTTTAGTATAATTTTTCATAGAGTAGATATAATAGTCCTGATCCACTTCTAACTTGCCTACTTCTGTATCTGCTAGTAATATACTTCTAGCTAGGTTCAATTTATTTAATTGAGTAGTTAAACAGTAAAATACTGCGCTTAACTTACGACTAAAATCATGTACAAATTCTTGGTTATTATCTAGTACACGCCACGCATGTTTTCCTTCAGGACGCATTTGATATCTGCCAATTAAAAACCCGCGGTCACCAATGGGTAAACACACGGGTATCTTTTGTTCTAGTACTAGATGTTGAAGTTCTCTATCAGTCCACTCTTTTAAATATTCTGTTGTTGCTCTAGCGGCTTGCTCTACTTGATTATAACTAAAGCCTAACTTTTCATAGGCCTTAGGTTTAAATTTTCTTTTTGTACGTTGTGTGCCCTGATTCATGTTTTCTGTATAATATATCTTTGTTTACTAGTTGATTGGCTAGTATTACGTCCCTGGGTGATAGATCCCTTCGTTGTATTACTGAGTCGTCTTCAAACATGTCTAGTACTTCTGCTTCTTCGTTAGTAATAGGTACGTTAATCTTATTTAAGAGTTCTACAATTTTCATTTTTATTTGTTGATAAAGTTTACTAAGAGTACAATAATGCCAGTAATTAATACGCCCATAATAGTAGTGCCAATTGTGATTAAGGTTTTATTTGCGGATTCTGGGGCAGCGGAGAGACGGTCTCTAATGAATACCATATGTTCCTCTAGCTTTTCTACTTTTTCTTCTAGATTGTTTAACTTGTTTTCTAGGTTGGAATAACGCAGAGCACATAGTTCCACGTGCGTTTCAAGGTTTTGTTTTTCTAGTTCTACAGCCATGGCAAATTCCTAATTAATTAAATGCTATTTAAGTCCAAACGGCCTAATTTAAAAAACACGTTTTTAATAGCGCCTTTGGTATAAAATATTGGTAATATAAAACGAGCTGTTTCATCTAGCCCTTGGATAACAGGAACTTCATTAAAATCCCGGTGCAGTAATGCTAATTCATCAGTATCATCTGCCCAAGTACCTGTGCGTTCTGCATAGAATGTCCATACCCAAACTCGTTGACGTCCTTGATACATTTCACCAAATGTATCTTCATCAATGTACATTTCTATTGTTTTTGGTCCTTGGATATCTAAAGGCTGTGTACGTAGGCCCATGCATTGTATAACTGTTTCCCAGTTACGTTGTTGGTTGCGTTGGTATTCATTTTCCGCACGGTTGTGAGTAACGCCAGTGCGAGTAATATCAACTAAAGTAAATCCAGTAACGTAGTCCATGCTAGTATTTATAGCCGTAAAAAAAGGCACTATGAAAGTGCCTTTTATTAGTTTGACTTAAATTAAGCCCACTTGATGCCGCCACTACTTGTTACTGTTGTAGTAGGTGAACCACCAGATTCGCTTAGATAAACGTTACTACGGCTACCAACATTACCTAGAGTACGTAGAATTGTTTGATAGTCGCTTGCACTCATTGCTGAACGTTCAGCAATAATACTGATTTGCTGTGCGCCTGCTGTGCCTGCATCAATTTGATATGCTAGGATTGTTGCATTTGAGCTCAACTTACCTAGGATAGTTTCAATTGCACCTGGAGTACCAGCGGTACTTGGGGACAATTCAGCTGCTAGATTACCTGTAGTTGCTACTAATGAAATTTTATATGCAATAATCGGACTTGCAATACCAGTATTAATAATAACTGCATTTGAGTTTTTAGTTAGACTGTCGCCTACGTTTACTGTTACTTGGCTATCGCCGTTTGCTTTTGTTAGTGTTGCCATGTTATTCTCCTATATTGGTTACATTAAGCTAATTTGATACCGCCGGTGCTAGCTACTGTTGCGCTAGTAACAGTGATAGCTGATTTGCTACCAATGTTAGCTGTTCCAAGGCCTGCTCCAGGATCTGTACCTACTAATGCACGGATGCAATCACGTAGTGCTGTATCGCTAGACCATCCTGAACGCTCAACTAGAACGCTTAACTGTGCTGAACTACCAGCTACGTCAACTTGATATGCTAAAACTGTTGCGTTAGCAGCTACAGTGCGTAATAGAACTTCTACTGCGCCTTCTGTACCATTTGTGCCACGGCTTAGTTCAGCTGCTAGATTAGCTGTTATACCAAATGTACCAATTTTGTATGCTGTTAGTGGACTTGAAATACCGGTATTAATAATAACTGCATTTGCATTTTTACTTAGGCTATCGCCTACGTTTACTACTACTTGGGTATCTCCATTTACTTTTGTTACTGTTGCCATTTTCTTCTCCTAAATTTGTACGCTTAATGCGCTTGTAAGTATTTAGCTCAAATATCGAAATAGAGCTTAATTTGGTGTCCAACGATGTCTTGGTACTAGCTTAGTATCTTTGTATACCCAACCTTCACCGCCAGATTCACTGCCAGTTTTTGTACGTATTTGTGGTGTTTGTTGATCTAACTGATCAATCACATCGTTTTTGACGTCTCTGATTGCTTCAATTAAGGCAAACATAGCACTCAAGCCCTTGGGATTATTTGCTATTTTTTCAGCAAATGCTTGTAATTTCTTAGGTCCTAAGTTGGCCTTGGCCCAAGCAGGAAATTGCTGTGCCAGTCCTGCTAAGTTACCCGATTTGCTTTGTGTGTTTACAAAAGTATAGATATCACCACCAGGGCTAGATAGGCCTGGTACTCCGGCTCAGAAATTATCAATAGCTGCAAGTACGGGCTTTGACATATACTGCTGTTTAATTTGTTTAAGATGTGTAGGATCTATCTTGGCGCCCTCATCAGCAAAGTAAGGACCTAGTATGGCCAGTTGACTACTTGCTGCAGGATAATATAATCCTTCACTGGTTTTAAACTTTTCTAGACTGGGCATACGTCCTGTGTCTTTGTCACCAAATCGTTTAAGATACTTGTGTACTACTACTGCAGCCTTGGCACGGAATAACATTAGGCCTAGTTCTTGATCCACAGGAACTTGATAAGTTACTTTGTTAGGAGTAAACACTAGATTCTGTTTTACTGTTTCAAATGGCTTGCCTGGATGGAATAGTAAATCACCATAGAAGTAACCACGGAAACTCTCAGGTGTACCTGCTTCAAATATATGCCAGCAGTCGGCTAGATCTTCTGCGAATTTAGCACGCCAATCTTCGCCTTTACCACGGCTCATTATAAAGCTCTTTAATTCTTCTGGGCTAGTAGCAAAGCCACCTTGGTCTGCTTTGTCCCAATTGTTCTTGCCCACAAATACAAATGTACCATCTGGCTCACGACCCCAATACACTGTAGGATTGCCGTCCCACTTTAAACTGTAGTCTTTGCCAGTAGCTTCTGTGGCCATGTGTGAGAGATATTCAAATGCACGTTGAGCACCTGCTGATCCTTCGGCAAATACTAGGTCCTCTAAGTGATTAAACTCACGACCTATCTTGGGTGCTGCTGCTTCAACTAAATCTGTTGCTCTCATTTAAACATCTCGCTGATCTGTTTCATCCATTGTGTGCTACCTGGTTGTGCTGATTCAGATAGTGTAATAAGTCCTTTTGCTGCATCTTCTCTAGCTTGTGCTAGTTTAGCATCTTTCTTTGGATCGTTCTCTAATGCCTTCATAATAGTTTTAACACTATTAAGATCGTTGCCAGTAGCATTAGGATTTAATAATATCTTTGCTACATCATCACGTGTACGTGCCACTACTTCATTGTTGTCACGACGCATTAGTTTACCACCAAATGCATCAAACTTCAAGCCCAGTGCCTTACCAATGCTGTTCATTAGGATAAAGTTCTGGGCTCCTTTGAACGCAGGATCATCATAACTGCCACGTGGACCATGTTGATGCCAGGGTGCTACGTCTGCTGAATCTGGAATGACCATTAGGTCCACTTGTGCAAATGTGCCATCTGGCAAGGGCATACGTACATGTACGTTGCGTCCTTTGATAGCAGTTTGA